TCTTGACATGCCGAGGAAACTGAGTACAGGAAGTTAATTCCTGTCTGAGAATCCTTAGCGACATATTCAAGTTCTTTTCCAAGGCGGGTATATTTCCCCTTTGGATCAGAACTGTAATCCTGTCTATCTTTCTTCGTATCTATGATCAACCGTCCTTTCGGATGATCTAAATAAGGAGATATCCTTGAATCCTTTAACCTGTTGGCATTTTTCACAGTGTGAAATCTGTCAATAGGAAATCGGAAAACTTCTTCACAGTACGTACCCCAGTCTTGGGTTACGAACGTGTCTAGATCTGATTGTTTATAACCTAGAAGGGCAGCCCCTTCTAAGAAATATTCAAAATATTTATGTCGGTCTGGTCCGGCAGCAATCCTATTGCCGTCGTCGCCATTACCCACCCCCATAGAAATCACCTTTCTCGCTAATTTGATTTTCGCGTAGCGATCACAAATTGGATGAGCTAAGGATAAATTTGTCTTGGTTAACGGGTCCCCCATCGGGACGCCATTGACCATTTGACCCTTATACTTACCATTGTAATACATGTTCTTATCTCCAACCCACACGGAGATAAGTACATTCACTACTTCATCAGTTAAACCCATCTTTGTCAGGAGCGGCCTCATCACCGCCTCTCCTGACTCATGTGGGGGGTTGTCGGTCGCTTTCTCCCAATCGAAAGAAAGAATCGACACCTCGTCTTCGAACATAAATTCTGACCTCTTCGGATCCGAAGAGTCCAGACTTTGTACAAATGCCCATCCCAGTCTCCCGGACTTGAAGCTTTGCTCCAGATCCGGAATGCACTTGGCCATCTCGATGGTCAAGTGTGAGAACGGTTGTAATAAGGCGTCTTTGTAGAATGATCCGCTTGTGACCACTCTACATTTGCCATTTTCTCGTATGCCGGCTACGTTGACGTCCCAGACGTCAGCATCGCCGCGCAATGCCTTTTCATAGGCAATCTTCCAAAGAGTAGTCCCTAACTCACCACCTTCGTTGGAAGGCGATGGAATAGGAGGCTTCTCGATAGAATTATTGCGGACCATCTCCTTGAGATAGCCGAACTTGCCTTCGTCTTTCTTTCGGTTTTCTCTGCACGCCGATGTTGACATGCTCGTCCTAAAGTGAGCATTTATAGCGTCTACGTCGAAAACCACATCACTCGTAACCTCATCTATTGCTTGCAATAGTTGAGGGTTCGGCGTGAAATCGACTTTGGTCATCACGGTATTGAAGAATTTCTCCAATGTCGTTTCGACCATCTTTTTATCTGCGAGACCTGTGGATCGTGTTTGCGCAAATGTGCAGACACGAAACATTTTCTCTTTAGAATTTCTCATCGATAGATTCTTATTATAGTATTCTACAATAGGTATCATCCATAAGTCGTTTCGATATTTCTCAGGATTGATGACCTTCTTTTCGAAGGCCGCCTTCCTGATTTCTTTTCGGAAGTCCTTTATCGCAACAACTGTTCTAGAATAGTTGTTGAGAC